ATATATATATATTAATATCTATTAACATATATATTTAAATTAATTATTTAATATTATAACCATCTCTTGTAATTGTGATTTTATGATTATTTAATGAAATCTCTGCAATATCACAATTTGTATCTACAATATGAACATTCATTGTTGGATTTAATAAATGTTGTTTCTTTTCATTGTAAAAAGTATATAACAAATTCATAAAGAAATTATAATCAAATGTATTTCCTACTACACAAAAATGTCTCATATGTTTTGCTATATCATATACACGATTATTATAGTGTAGTTCTATACTCATAAACGGTTGTACTATATCTTCTATATTCTCTCTTTGACTATAATAATAATCATCGTCAATAATATATTTTTTAAAGACAACCTCTTTTTGTCCTTCTTTATATATAAAATCAGTTATTTCTTCTTCATAGGGAGTTCTTATTTTTCTATAAATGTTTTCTACCTTATCCATAACATACTCATCATACAATAATTTAATAGAGACTACTTTATCCACAACCCAATAACAAACGATATCTTTATGATAATACAATCTCTTTTTAAAATCACGAGGATGAGAGATAAACTCTAATGTATAAAAAGAGAGAAGAGATAAACTAAAACCTATAGTATTGTAATAAATAAAATCATAAATCATAATACTTTGAATAGTTAAAATTCTTTTATATTATTTATTTAAAGTTTTTTAAGAGATATAAAACCAATACGTGTAGGTTGAAGAATATTGCGTTCCTCAATAACAAGTCTTTCATTTGATGTTCCTCTACCAGAAACTGCTTCTCTTGGATCATAAATTTTAATATGGTCGCTTGTAATTTTAATATGTTTTTTAATTGTGCTTGTTTTTTGATTATTGTGTTCATTTGTATTGATTAAATTAAATACTCTTCCATTTTGTTCAAGAATAAGACGTGGATACTGGTCACGATACCATCGACAATCACCTAGTCCAATCTCTAATTCATAGTTTCCCTTTCCGTATGGAGTTTTAATAACGAGTGGATTATTGGTATTTACGTGTCCTAATGTTTTAAATTTATAATCAACATCATCACAATTTCGTAATCTAAAGCCTCTTAATTGTGATACATTTAAAAATCCTGCAACATCACAATTGTCATTCTCACAATTGCAAGTGTTTTCATCACAATGGAATATATCATAATTCGTATCTTTCGAGGTATAAAACTCATTATCTTTTTCACTTGAAGGTGCAAGATTTATAATAAGTTTTTTTCCTTTGTTTGGGTCTTCTATCTCATTTGGTTTAAAAGTATATTCATTTTTCTGACCTTTAAAAGTAGAACGCCATAAAATATCGTCTTCTTTCAAAATTTTAATAATCGCGTTTTCGATTCTTCTGTTTTGATTATGAGTAACTATAACTCTTATTTTATCTATATCTTCAATATTCATAACATCTTCAATAACCAAATCAATAAAATGGTCTTCCGTTCCATAAAATGGATTTGGTTCGTCTCTTTGCCCTCTCCATCTTGAATGATATATAGTATTTACATCTCCATCAAATAGATTGGAGGCGGGATTTCCTGGTTCAGGACCTAATGAATTATAACATGGTTCATTACATCTCAACGATGCTTTGTTTCCATTTTTTGTATAAACTTCAATTTGTCCTAAATGTAAATGATGTATATCATTAGATGTTCCAAGATGAAGAGGGCGTATTATTTTAAACGAAGGAAATCTCTAAATCCTTCTATGAGTGATGGTTCTTTCTCTCTGAAATTTACAATATATGTATCATTCCAATAGAAACCACCACTTTCAATGGCAGACATTCGTCTTTCATCTCCCCTATCTTTAAATGTATTGTATCGTGGTCCATCTATATTTTCAGGAATGAATTTTTCAATACCCCCAACTTTCACAGAACCGTTTAATTGAATTCTACAAGGACCACCACGAGTATTAAATGTTCTAAAACGAATAGAAGTCGGCATTTCTCCATTCTTTTCTGCAATAATTTTGAATTTACGGAATTCTTTCGTTAATGTTTCATTTTCAAGAATTGTTTTTGTATCGTTTGGATATACAAGTTCAACTGAAACACGTTCTCCTTCACATTGATTACGAAGTTCAAATTCTACGTATTTTTTTTGTGGTTCTTGTTCTACTTCTTGTTTTTGTGGTTGTGATTGTAGTGGTCCATCATAATTAAAATAAGTAAATGGACGACAATGTTCGTGACAATCTGTATCTACTCTGCACCTTTTTGTCTGGTCTATATCAAAAGATGGTTCTTTGCACTCCCATGGACATTCCATCTTTATTTCACCATCGACTTCACCTAATCGACAATTACCACTTATACTTGTTGCTTCAAAACAACCTTTCGGACATAATGGATGACGACCACTATCTAATATATTTTCTTCACTTGGAACTGGTTCTCTTACATCGGCACTTTCTTCTTCAGTTTCTTTAGATACCTTATCTATAATTTCATTCACATCTTCTTCTAAATGGTCGGCTTCTTTTCTAGATACATCTAAAGAAGGGTCTTCTACAGTATCTTCACTATATTCAAATTGTGAAGGGTCTTCTGCTCGTGTTCTTGCATATGTTGAAATATCCATCTCTCGTTTATCCCTTCGTCTTTTCTCTCTCATCATTTGTTTTTGCATCTCTTTTAATTCACTAACATCTCTCTGTATATCATCTATTCTACCGTTCTCTCTATAAGGTAATAACATCGATGAATCATCATATCTATCTCTTCTATGATGTGGTCTATGATGACGATGACGGTCAATCTCTCGTTCTCTTTCAGGACGATTATCAATATATTCGTCATGTTTTTCTTGAGTGATTCCATTTCCATTGAATTGTATTCTTCCTTGTTCTGGATCTAATCCAAATACATACAATATAATACTGATAATCAATGTCATTAATATAAATGGAATAAATACAAGTATCCAAGATATAATACCTAAACCACTTTCACATAAATAGTTTAATAAAAAGGTAAAGATAAGAGAAACCCAAAATTTAACAAAGGCAACATTAAATAACCCCTTTGATGTATCTATAATAATTTGTATCATTGAAAATATTATATATATTAATGCAGGAGTACATGTATTTTCTAATAGCATTATATATATTATACAAGAAACAATTATTAAATATTTTGTAATAATAAAATATAAAGTTATTTAATTTATTAAATTATGGATGAAATCCCAAAGGAAGATATCAAAAAGATTTTATCTCCACATATATTAAAAAAGAGTCTTGTAATAAAACATAAAAATAAAATCATTGATACCGTAATGAGTCAAACATCATATACATACAATGAAACTATATTGAAATTAGCATTATTTAATTACAATCATATTAATGTAATAAGAGACTATTTAAAACCAATGAAAGAGAGAATCCATCTTCAACAAGAAGAAAGAAACCACAAAGAAAACTCATTATCTTTACAACAAAAAATGATGAGTGAAATAAGATATTTTATGGATGATGTTTCAAAACAATATGAAATGAGAAAGCATCAAAACAATACAGAATAAAAGTTAAAGACCCCATTTATTATCATTTAATTGAAGTTGTTGTATGGTTGGTTTGTTCCTTGATAAACGATATTCTCTACGAGTATCTTGCTTTTTGAAATTTTGAATATCATTGTTATCCTCGTGTAATTCAGGCAAGACTCTTGTTAGTGGTTTATCTAAAACCAATAAAATACTATCATTTGTTAGTAAGCTTCTATATTCTTCAATAGAGAGATTTCCATAGTATTTGTCTAAAATATAATGTGGATTAGGTGCTGGTTTTATATTTTTAGTATAATTGAATATTTTACTATAAATATTATTCAACATACTGTATCGTTCCCATTTGATCGATGTATCTATTTGTTCGTTACATAAATAGGCAACAGCACATTCTGGACTACAGAAACAACCATACACTTCAAAGGTATTATTAATAAATAACTTTGGAATATATACAGGCGGATTATCAAAATTATAAGTACACCAAAAACAATTTGATTTCTTATCTGTTATCATATTTGAATGCAATTTGTGTTGTAAATCCTTTAATTTATCCCATATGATTTTTTTATCATTTGTATTCCCACTGCAAGGGTCTGTATTCTCTACTATCGTGTTCTTATCCGATATATTACTATTTTGTTCTATATTACAATAATGAATTGAAGTAGTTGGATTAATGGTTGTATCATTATTATCATACGCATTCACATTATGAACTACTGGGTCATATTTAATATGAGATAAAAAATTTAAATTATCATTCACATCTTGTTCTGTGCATTTAAGTTTTAAAATAATATTTGGTACTCTATTTGTATAGTAATCATCATCATTTATTGTATTTTTAATAATTTTACCACCCTTAGGTTTTCTTCCTCGTTTTTTGGGAACTTTTTCTTGTTTTGTATCTTTCGGTTTAGTTTCGCTATTCTTTTTTAACATTTCCAATTCTTTCTTACTCTTTCGACCTCGTTTTTTCTTTATACTGACGTTGCCTTTCTCATCATATGTTTTTACCATAATAGTATTCGTTTTCTCATCAATAAAATTTATTGTTTCGTTTGTTGCATTTTCTTCATATTTAAATACCATTTATGAATAAATAATAAAAAATCATTTAAATTATTTATTTATATTATTAAATGTTTTTAGACATTTCGCGATTATAACATATCCTACAAAGTGGAGTATAATTATTTGTTCCAATTACTTTGACTTCTTTCTCTTTTGTAATTCTATGACTAAATAAAGCAAGTGTTCCGTCTTTACAGAGAGAACATAATGATTTTAGTTTTATTAAATCATCACAATGAGGTATTAATTTTGTTATGTTTTCAAATGGTCTTCTAAGATAGTCCCCATCTAAACCAGCAATCACTACTTTTTTAGAATATGTATTTACAAGTGTTAAAACAACATTATATAAATCACTGAAGAATTGACCCTCATTAATAAGAAATATATTATACTTTTCTATATAACTTTTATCTTCTATAAGTTCCTCTAATTTATCTAAAGAAATACAATTTATTTGTTTATTTTGATGACTTGTTAATATAGAACTCGAACCGTATCTATTATCTTCAATATAATTTACAACACATACATTTGTATTACAAAATTGTATTCTTTCATATAATTCTATTAGTTGGGTTGTTTTACCTGAAAACATCGGTCCAATAATTAAACTCAAATATCCTTGTCCGTTTTGTTTTAGAATATCCATGATACTAACTTGTAAATAAAATTCTAGAGTTATATTTAATTCAATTTTACATGTAATTCAACAAATATATAAAAAGATATCATATAATACCTATAATGAATATAAGAACAAATACTTGGGTAGAGAAGTATCGTCCTAAAAATTTAAAGAATCTTGTTCTTGAAGAGAACAACCGAAAAATACTAGAAAATATTCTTGAATCCAAACAATTTCCAAATCTATTATTCTATGGACCTCCCGGAACAGGTAAGACGACAACAGCAATTAATTTGATTCATGAATATCAAGTTAAAAATAAGCAACAAGGAAAAGAATTAATTATTCATTTAAATGCGTCGGATGATAGAGGGATTGATATTATAAGAAATCAAATTTATCATTTTATTAATACAAAAACATTATTTGGTAATGGTCTAAAATTTGTTGTATTGGATGAGGTGGATTATATGACAAAATCAGCACAACAAGCTCTAAAATCAATCATACGAAGTGATAATTCAAATGTAAGGTATTGTCTAATATGTAATTATATAAGCAAGATAGATAAAACACTTCAAAAAGAATTTATAAAACTGCATTTCAATAATTTCTCAAAAACATATATTTATCAATACTTAAATGATATTATTTTATTAGAAAACTTATCTATTCATGAAAGAAAGATATATGAGATTATTGGTATGTTTAAAAATGATATTCGCAGTATGGTGAATTTTATACAGTCAAATAAAGATGATTTAAAATCCAGTTCTATTATAGATAATCGGTTATGGGATGATGTTATAGACCATATAGAGAGAACAGAGAAATTAGATACATTCTATAATTATATCTATGATACCTTGTTTGAATATAATATGGACGAATACGAATTTTGTATTCGATTTATGAAATATATGTTTTCAAAATACCCTTCAAATAAGCATATTTATCATATATATAAGTTTGTTATTCATAACAACGAAGCAAATACTGATTATATCATTAAATTTATATTTTTTAGATTTAAAGAATTTCTTTATATTTTAAAAAATAATTGATTTAGAATAATATAAAGAANCATTATAATACTATACTAATTATGGATACGTACGATGATATTGACAATGAATGGGATGAATTTATAAATTCCAGCACAAATGATTTTGAAAGTAATTCGAAAAAAGAAAAAGAAAAGAAAGATATGCCAAAATGTGGTGATATTTATATTTCCACCAAAACAAAAATTATGTATATGAAGTTATTTAATAAAGATGGTTCTCAAATGAAAGATTATATGGATATATCCCATTTATTTTGGAAAATACCAATCTTGGATTACTATACACAAAAGACAGGTATTATAAAAAAACAAATCAAACTTACCTCTTTGAGTGAAGAAGAAAGTAAAATGATTGAAGATAACTTGAAGAATGAAAAAATACACAATTGTGATGTATTACAATATATAAATCAAACCAGAGACAAAATTCAAAAATATAAAAAAGTTCAAAAGATATCGTGTGGATTGTGTAAAAAAGATTTTATCACTCTTAGAACAAAAAAGAAAAGTGCTTTCTATAATTGTTTTGCAATTGTGATTCGTGTAAAAAATAAAGAATGTTTTAAAGAAATTCATATTAAAGTATTTAATTCTGGTAAAATAGAAATTCCAGGAATTCAAGATGAAAAAATATTAGATAAGGGACTTTTACTTTTACAATCATTAATAGAAAATATAACATCTTGTAAAGTAGTGTATGATAAAAAATCAACAGAAACGGTCCTTATAAATTCAAACTTTACTTGTGGATACTATATCAATCGTGAAAAATTATTTCATAAATTAAAAATGAAATATGGATTAATTACAATGTATGACCCTTGTTCTTATCCAGGAATCCAATCTAAATTCTATTTTAATGAAAATAAAGAATTTCAAAATGGAATATGTGAATGTAGCACCAGATGTTCTAAAGGAGGAAAAGGGACTGGTGATGGAAATTGTATTGAGGTATCTTTTATGATCTTTAGAACAGGTTCTGTATTGATTGTTGGTAGGTGTGATGAAAGCGTTCTCTATAAAACATATGAATTCATAAAAAATATACTTGAAAGTGAATATCATGAAATTAATAATGGAACTATTTGTATAGAAGACATAAAAGAAAAACCTATCAAAAAATCAAAAAAGATACACATTACTGTTGAAAAATAATATCCATATATTATATAATGGCAACAAGCAAAGAGATGACAAAATGCGATGTTGATAAAATATTAAATGCTAGTATGCAAGGTTATAGGAATATGGGATTTAAACCACTATTTGCGAATTTTTATAATCCAAAAATAAAATGGGATGGAATGGTTCAATATGCATTTGATACCAGAGTAATTCGTCGTGATATAAGTGAATTACTGTCTTATACTGAAAAATATAAAGAATCCGGACCACACAAAATACCAAGTGAAATTGTTTCCATGATTGAGAATTATGTGAAATATAATATTGATAGTATAAGACATTTTCAAGTTTCTGGAAAAGAGATATTAGACTTTAATAGGGATGATGCCAAAAATTATGTTATACACTCATTTTTTACTTTTGCAAATATATGTAAGTATCTCTTTAAAAAAAAAGACCATCCTGACTCCAGAAGATTATTATTACAATTATTACAAATAGGCATAATTGAACGACTTCAAGAGAGAGAAATGGCTGCAAGAACATTTTATACTCTTATGTTATATAGTGTAAATGACACATTTAAAACAAAAAATCCAAATGATCCACTATACAAATATATTAGTTCTTTAAATAAAGATCAATGTTTGCAATTTTTAGATATATATATTAGATTACTTGAAATTACACAAAGTATGATGGTAGATAAGATGTTTCCAACATTACCCACACGAAAAGGTGGAAGAAAAAACACCAAAAGAAGAAAAAGAAAATATAAAAAAGGAACGAGAAGAAAACCTATTAAAAAATAATTTATACAATTTCAATACGACAACAAGGACATGTATTATGATTCAATAACCAAATACTAATACACGAATCACAAAAAACATGTTGGCAGGTTGTCTGAACCGCGTTTTTCTTTGTTTCATCAAGACATATAGCACAGTTATATTCTTTATTTTCTTTATCATAATCAATATAGCTACAACTTTCAGGAAGTTGAATAGGATATTGTTCTTGACTAGAAACACCGGATTCTATATTTTGATAGAGTTCATTTATTTCTTGTTCTTCGTTGTCTAGTTCTCTCTCTATAACATCTTCAATCTCTCTTCTCTCTTCTTGACATAGTCTTTTTATTATATTAAGAAGAACACGATAAAATAAAAATAATATTACCACAAGAGGTATAATTACTAATATCCAAGAAAATATTATCATAATTGTTTTTTCTACTTGCATTGTTGATAGCTTGTTTGTTCTATTATATATTGTAATATTTGATTATTTTTTATTATATCTTCATGAGAGAAATACCAATGAAATACACGTTCAGGAGAGAGAGTAATTTCTAGAAGTTCTTGTTTAATATTATTACATAATGTCTCTGCGATTTGTTTCTTGTTTTTTTCCATTCTATATATATGATGAATAGTTAAAGGACAATCTTTCTCTCTTATATTTGGTTTTAATTCTTGTCTGTGTTTATAATATTCATTTATATATTTGTTAAGAATTCTATATGGTAGAGGATAAGTATATGAAACACACTCTTCTAACATGTGTAATATGCTACAATTAGAATTAATATTCCAATTATTTAAGGGTTGATTGAATGAACTACACTCATAGAAGATTCCATTCATTGAAATAACATTGGAAACATCCCAAGAATTTATATTTTGATTAAATAATTTACAACCAGAGAACATATGACTCATATATAATACATTACTTGTATTCCAGTTCTTCAGTGGTTGATTAAAGAATCTACAATCGGAAAACATAGAGTCCATACTTACTACATTGGTTGTTTTCCAATCGTTTAGTGGTTGATTAAATAATTTACAATCGGAAAACATACAATCCATATTTTGAATATTTTCAACGTTCCAAGAATGGAGTGGTTGATTGAATCGATAACAATTTGCAAACATATGAGAAACACTACGAACATTTGACATATTAAAAGATAAAGGTTGATTGAAAAACCAACATCCTAAAAACATATGGTCCATGTATAAAACATTATCAGTATAAAGTATTATTTCACTATTTAGAAGCCTACAATTATAAAACATTGACCTCATAGATGTTGCACAAATGGTATTTAAATATGTAGGTTGGTTGTAACTACTACAATTAAAGAATAAATGATTGAAATTTTCTACTTTGGATACATCCCAATGATTAATATTTTCATTCCATATGTTATAATAATCAATCATTTGATAAATTGGTTTAATTACTGAAACATAAGTTGTAATAAGATAAACCCCATATTTTTTAAATGCTGGTTCAAAATCATGATTATCTTTTACTACATAATATTTTTTTCCTCGATACTCAAGTAGTCTTCCTTTATCTTCTTCATATATAGAAATTAAAGCAGGTTGTCCTTTCACTTTTACAATACGAGACATGTATATACATGGAGACTAATTGATAGAGAGAACATTTTCAATTTTATTGGATTCAATCACTATAATTAACTTTTCTCTCTATATAGACTAATAAATGGAAACATTATTCTAAATCCAAATGGTACTATTGAAATTCATAATAAGAGAGAATAAATTATTTATCTATCCTAAAGAAAGTTATATATCCTATGAAGAATTGCTTATTACAAATATAAAAAAGTATAAGTATTTTAAAAAATTGAAATCAATATTATAGAATATAATGCAAATAAATATTTATTAAAGTATTATGATTACAAATTTATTTAAACTTGTGAAACAAATGAAATTAAAAGAAATGAAAGATAAAAAATATATTTTAGAAAAAATTAAAAATGAGAAAACACTAACTGAAAAATGTATATTGGCTCGTGAATATTTAAATCCACAATCTACTGATTTAGAAATTATATGTAAAGAAGAGTTAGATATTGGTAATGCTTTAAATTCAACAAGTGGTGACGGCCATAAGAATGGTATTAATTATGAAATAAAAGCATCAATACACGCAAATAAATCAAAAATAAATTTTGTTCAAATAAGGCCTGACCATGATATTCATTATTATATTTTCATAGCGTATAATATGTACGAAAATGATACAATTGGTAATGCACACATTTTCAAAATTCCATCCGACATAGTCTATGACCTTATTATTTCTTTTGGTGGATACGCTCACGGAACTTGTTCCAAATTAGGTAAAATTAAACCAGATAATATTAAAGGTAGAAATTGTGAATATGCCTTAAGATGTGACCCAAACGCAAAAAAAGGTAAAAGTTTTGAACTTTGGAGACACTTTATGAAATATGAAGTAGAATATGAACCTAATAACTTTTAACCAAATTTTAGTTTGTATAAATATATTAATTCTTGTTGTCCAAGACTGTCTTGTCTTACTGTGTCTTTTGACATAGAGTAGTCTAATTGTCTAAACCTATTTTTTAATACTTCTATATCTATATTTGACTTTAACCAATGCCAACTTTTTGGTCTTAATAAATGTAATTCTCTATCAATTAATTCACCACAATTTGCACCATATGCTTTTATTACAAAATCACAGTTTTTTGGTGGTGTTGGTTGATTATTAATGTCTTTTGGACCATATTTTAAGAATTTAAAATCACAATGTCTTTTATCATAAATAATTTTTTTTCTTTTTGTTTTCTTTCTTATCCAAATTTGAAAACAACATTTTGCTGTCATTTTAGGTGTAAAACAACAAGGAGTAATTGGAAGATCTTCGTTATAGATTAAATAAAAGTGTAAATCTAATTTATTTTGAATACTAACTCTTTTAAATGTTCTTGGTATAATAAAGGCAATACAATTTGCAAATTCAGCACTTTTATTAAAGAATTTCACTGCTAATGATGATACTCTACCAAAAGGTGGGTTTCCAATCACTAAATACTTTTTATCTTGTTCTGGTTTATAATCAAAGAAATCCATTTTTATAATATCTTTTTCTTTTGGTTCTATATCTAACCCTATTTTTTTAGTAGGTTCCATAATATTAAAGAATGACCCTGACCCTGCAGATGGTTCTAAATGTATATCATAGTCATTTAAATCAATTATTTCATTTAATCGGTTATAACATTTTAATGCTATATCTTTATTTGTATAAAACTGATCTAATCCATTTTCATTTTGTTTTGAGGTATCTTCCATTTTTATAATTATATTTTCAGTATTATTTAAAATCAATTTTTTAATAATATTTTCAACAACTTCTTGTAAAGTGTTGCAACGCTAAGTTCCAACCGTATTGTCCTTATTGATTACACCGACCGAAAAGAAAAATGAGACAAAAACGAATAATTAGTTATAAATTCTAAAAGCATGTTTCAAATAATTTTCTAAATGTTTTGGTTTAATATTACTATCAATTATATTACTAATAGTTTTATGAATGTCTTGATATGTTTGAGGACTTTGCTTTTT